GGCAGATGCACAGTAAGATTAAGATAATACTTGGACCACCAGGCACAGGTAAAACTGAAAACCTACTGCGGATCGTGGACCAGGAGCTTAAAGATGGCACTGCACCTGACAGAATAGCTTTTGTTAGTTTTACAACAAAGGCAACAAACGAGGCACGTGACAGAGCAAAAGCAAAGTTTAATCTTACAGACAAAGACTTACCATACTTTTGCACACTACATGCATTTGGTAAAAGACAAATGGGTTTTACAAAATCAGAAATAATGGACAGTAAAGATTACGGTGAGTTTTCTGACAAGTATGGTGTAGAGTTAAAAAGAGTATCAGCTGATTGGGAAGACAATGGTATTGTTACAACTGACAACAAATATCTAAGAGACATAAACAAATCAAAGATGCAAGACCAGGAGCTGCAGGAGTTCTATAATAATTCTAATTTAGATTATGCTTGGGATGAATTGTTGTGGGCTTATCGTTCGTTTGAAGATTACAAACAAACTTACAACAAGTTTGATTTTACAGATATGCTCACACAGTTTGTAGAGTTTGGCAGCACACCACCTTTGGATGTGGTTATAGTAGACGAAGCACAGGATCTTACAAGATTACAATGGAGAATGTGTAAGAAGATATGGGAGAATAGTAAAAGAGTTTATGTCAGTGGCGATGATGATCAAGCTATATTTAGATGGATGGGTGCAGATGTAGAGCATCTTATAAACATGGATGGTGAGGTTAGTGTATTGAAACAATCATATAGATGTCCTCTTTCTGTTCACAAAATAGCGGACAACATTGTAAGCAGAATAAATAAGAGAAGACCAAAACAATGGAAGCCAAGAGATGTAGAGGGAGAAGTTAGATTTCATCAAGACGCTAGATTTGTCGACATGAGTGAAGGCAACTGGTTAGCTCTTGCAACCTGTGGTTACATGTTAGATGAATTACAAATGGATTTAAAAAATTTAGGTTTGCCTTACACTGTAGATAATAGATTACCTATAAAAGAAAATTTAATCAAAGCTGTCAGTGCATGGAAAAGATTAGAGGATCAAACAATATCTTACTCTGATGTCATGGCTATCTATTCTAATTTAAAAGTTGGCGAAGATATAGAAAGAGGATATAAAGGTGGTAAGACGTTAGAAGAAAATAAATCTTACAGTCTTGAAGAACTAGTAATGCATCATGGTTTGATTAATTCTGGTCAACCTTGGGATGTTACTTTTAAATCTATGGGTGATACAGAAAAATCTTATTTACAATCTCTAGAGCTGCATGGTGGTCTAGACAAGAAACCAAGAATAAATTTAAGCACAGTGCACAAATCAAAAGGCGGTGAGTGTGATAACGTAGTGCTAATGACAGATCTATCACGTGCTAATCAGGATGAAATGGAAGTTGATTCTGATGACACAAATAGAGTATTTTATGTAGGAGTAACGCGTGCCAAAAAATCTCTACACATAATTGAACCACAAAAAGAAAGAGGATTTATAATATGACCAAAGAAGAAATATTAGCTGAAGCTAGTAGGATAATATCTAGAGATAGAAATTTATCACACGGCGATGCTTACAAAAATCATGCAGATATTGCAGAGTATTGGAATATATTTTTAGATGATAAGTTGAAACCCATGGCTAACATCACACCTAGTGATGTGGCTCTGATGATGATACTATTGAAGATATCTAGAAATAACAAAGGTAAAAAATTTAACATAGATAACTTTGTTGATATAGCAGGTTATGCAGCAATAGCAGGTGAGATAGATGACAGCGGATCTTTTTAAGAAGAACGAAGTAAAAGCAGAGTGGTTACATCCCACAGAGTTTCCGTCAATGAAAGGCAAAGAAGTTGTCGCCATAGATTTAGAAACTTGTGATACAGAACTAAAGAAGATGGGTCCTGGTTGGCCAAGAAAGATGGGTAAGGTTATAGGTATAGCAATATCTAGTGGTGACTTTACAGCTTACTATCCTATTGATCATGAGGGTGGTGGTAACATGGACAAAGAACACATAGTAAAATACATAAAAGGTATATGTGAAGATGAGTCTATACAAAAAGTATTTCATAACGCACAGTATGACATTGGTTGGTTGAGTGTGCTAGGTATAGAAATAAAAGGTTACATACATGATACGATGATAGCTGCTGCGCTGTTAAATGAAAATAGATACTCATTTACATTGAACAGCATGGTTGCAGAATATCTTGGTGAATTTAAGAACGAGTCATTGTTGAAAGCAAAAGCAGAAGAGCTAGGTTTAGATCCTAAAGCTGACATGTATAAATTACCTGCAGAGTTTGTAGGTGAGTATGCAGAAGCTGATGCAAAACTTACATGGCGTTTACACGAAAGATTTATAGCTGAGATAGAAAAGAATGATTTGACAAAAGTATATGATGTAGAGTGTAGATTAATAAGAGTTATCTACAACATGACTAAACGTGGTGTAAGAGTTGACATGGATAGAGCTCAAGGGCTTAAAACAAAGTTAAGAAACAAAGAGAAAACTTATCTAAAAAGAATAAAAGATATAGTTGGACAGGATGTGCAGATCTTTGCAGCACGGTCTGTGGCCCAGGCATTTGATAATGTTAACTTAGAGTATCCACGCACAGCACTTGGTGCACCTAGTTTTACACAAACATTTTTAGACACACACAGTCATGAGTTACCTAGAATGATAACAAAAGCACGTGTTCTCAATAAACTACAAGGCACATTTATAGATGGTATATCTAAACACATACACGAGGGCAGATTACATGCACACATAAATCAAATACGTGGTGATAATGGTGGCACAGTAACTGGTAGATTCTCTATGTACGCACCAAACTTACAACAAATGCCAATAAGAAACGAATACGGATCAGAGTTACGTAAATTGTTTATACCTGAACCAGGAGAATATTGGTTGTCAGCAGACTACTCTCAACAAGAGCCACGCATACTTACACACTTTGCAATACTAAACAAAAACGAGGGTGCTGAAGAGGTACAACAAGCATTTATAAAAGGTTTAGACTTTCACAGACAGACAGCAGAAATGGCAGGAATTGACCGTAGGTTAGCTAAAACTATAGGTCTTGGTGTCATGTATGGTATGGGGTATAAAAAGCTTGCTGTGGACCTAGATATAGCCCCTAGTGAGGCAAAAGATATGTTAAAAGAGTTCAGACAAAAAGTGCCATTTATGCAGGGTATGTTAGAGGCTGTGATGAACAGAGCAAATCAGATAGGATCTATAAGAACTTATCTTGGTAGAAGATGTAAGTTTGATATGTGGGAACCATCATGGTACGATCCAGGTGTGTTTCATAAGGCAGTATCACATGATGAGGCACTGACAAAATGGGGTGGATCTATCAAGCGTGCAGGCACATACAAGGCATTAAATAGGTTAATACAAGGCACAGCTGCAGATCAAACAAAGAAAGCAATGGTTGATATATACGAGCAACTAGGTATAATACCACTAATACAGGTTCATGATGAATTGAATTGTAGTGTAAAATCTGATAAAGAGGCAAGAGAAATAAAAGATATTATGGAAAATTGTATAAAACTTGAAGTACCATCTAACGTTGATTACAAAATAAAAGACAATTGGGGTGATGCAAAATGAGTAAACCAGGATACAGAGAACAAGGCAAGGCTAGAGCTGCAATAAAGAAAAACAATTTTGCTATAAATCCGGAGCAGATGGAGTATGAGAGAAGAAAAGTTCTTGAGCAAATGTCTACAAAAGTTGATCAAAAAAAGCTCAACAATATGGCAGCAGTTGCAGCAACAAAAGAACCAGAATACTTTGACGAAGAAGGAAACAAAAGAGAGCCGACCATGCGGATTCTATCACTCGGTGCAGGGGTTCAGTCATCCTGTTTGGCGCTCATGGCACAAGAAGGATTAACAAAGCACAAACCAGATTACATGATATTTGCAGACACAGGGTGGGAGCCTAAGTTTGTATACGAGCATGTAGAATATTTAAAGAAAGCTATAACGATTTGTCCGATTATCACTGTCCAAAGAGGAAACATCAGAGAAGACCTTATTAAAGCAGCGAACCCAGAACCAGGGTCTAGAGAAGCGGAAAAATCCTTTGCAGGACGTGTGCCCAACCCGCCGTTGTTTGCATCACGTCCTAATGAAGGAGGTAAAAAAAGAGTTGGTATGTTGTATAGACAATGTACACATGACTACAAAGTTATTCCTATACAAAAAGAAATAAGAAGATTGTTAGGTATAAAACCTAAACATAGAGTAAAGAAAGGTACAATTGTAGAGCAGTGGATAGGTATATCTACTGACGAAGCAATGCGTATGAAGAATGCAAGACTACCATGGCTAACATCACGTTGGCCTTTGATAGAAATGAAAATGTCTCGTATGGATTGTTTACAATGGTATCGTGATATAAAGAAACATCCTATGCCTGGTAAGTCATCATGCATAGGCTGCCCTTATCATCACAACGATCAGTGGAAAAACATGCAAAAGAATTATCCAGAAGATTTTGCTGATGCGTGTGAGGTTGATGATAAGATAAGACATGGTTTAAAAAATACAGAAACACAATTGTTTTTGCATAAGTCAGCGAAACCACTTCGTGACATAGATTTTTTAGAACCTAGTAAACAACCATCACTGTTTGGTGAAACTTTTGATGAAGAGTTTGCCGATGAATGTGAAGGATTATGTGGAGTATAGAATGAAAGAGAAAATATTAAATAGAAAAAAAGAATTAGAAAAACAAATGACTGATCTCGTTAATAAAATCAATCAAGGAAGAGATGCTATTAGGAACATGGAGTCAAGTGTTGGACAAATTCAAGGAGCAATACAACAGTGTAATTGGACAATAGATGAAATGGAGATGAAAGATGACGAATCAGTGGCGAAAAAATGAAGAAATGGCCGTTTGGACGTATGACAAAGAAACGGCAGAATTCCGCGAAATAAAAAGGCCTAAAAAGAGCCCGCTAGCGGGTTTTAAACAGATGACCCGGGTGATTGTATGGCCCATTTTAATCGTTTTTTACTTTTTTATCTTCTTTTTATTAGTTTCAGGTTGTTCGTACATGAAACAAGATGATGATGAAATAATTATAGAAGATTTAGAACCATTACCAACAGTAGTAGACAAAGTTGCTTGTATAAAAATGTTAGAGAGTTGCAATGTCTAAATATATTTTACAAACGTATAAAGAAAAAAGAAAAGTATATCCATATGAAGAAACAATTGCATACTATTATGGACCTAAAGAAGATTGGATGAAAGAAGTTAAGAATGATAAAAAGAAAACTAGAAAGATACGCGCAAATTCTAAATAACATAGACGGAGATCAAGACAAATATGTTTGGTTGATGGATTATGGTAAAAATTCTATACCCATGGATTCTAAACATAAGATGGAAGAGTTTGAAGTTAGCAACTGTCAAACTTTAACATGGTTGGTGCCACACTACGTAGATGATAAAATTTATTTTAGTGCTGATTCAATGGCGCTTATATCTAAGGGTATGGTCTGTCTCATAGCAGACGTGTACAGTGGATCTTCGGCCCAGGACATCATTGACTTTGATCAGGATGAATTTAAAATGTTGAAGCTTGATACGTTGTTCACACCAG